CCTCTGGTTGGCCGGTGACTGGATTGAGGGGTAACTGACCGTTAGGCATTAACGAAGCAATACCCTGAACCTCAATCGGATTCATGTGTACCAGCATGGAATCGCCATAACGACCATGTTGCGCTAAGTTTTCAGCCATTCCCTGTAAAGGAGCTACATTATTCATAATCTCATCCTACTTGGTTTCTACTCCAAATAAAGTAAATGTCATATCTACTGCACTGGCATATGTTTTGACAACATCTTTTTGCCCCAAACAAATACCAATAACTGCCGTAAATGTTGTGTTCGCTGCAACAGAGGTGTCATAGTAAAGAAACTGTTTATCATCATCACCTGCTCCTGCAACATTAATACGCAACCTAAAAGTAATCGCAGAGCCTGTCCTGTTACATGCTGCAAATGAACTAACAGTGGTCTGAGTAAGGTCTGGAACAGTATAAAGAGTTTCTTGCGTCGTAGCCGCACAATCCAACTGACCAAGTACCTTAATAATGTCACTCACGACCCCCCCGCACCCATTAACAGGAACTGAAATCTACGCATTGCTAAAGAACCATCCTTATCGCCTTGCGTCTTTGCCAATACAAGTTCATTCTTAACCTCTTGCAGCGATTGTTCAATAGTTAATCTTGTTGTTGCTTCATTTCTCTGCTCATATTCTAGCGTAGCTGTTGGCAATGGAATCACTCTGCTTTGTGCCATTATCTTCTCCCATCCGGTCGCATATCAAAACGTAAGTCGCCTAAGCGCCAGCCGTAACCGCTTTCACTACTCTCAATACGGAAAGCAGATGATCTTGCTCTGGCTCTTAAAAATGCCTGTTTTGTCGTTGCAGTAACTGTCGAGGTCGATAAGGTTGTCGTGTCTTCTAAAGGAAAATCCTTGCCTTTAATAATTACACTCATTGAAGCACTGCCCGTATCTCCCTTAAATGTGAAATCAGGAATCAACTTGCTTAACAACATATAGCGTTCCCCATCACCCATCTCTACATCCCCAGATTCAATATAAGCGGTCATCGCTGAACCATCAGCATCATGTCCCTGCTCTTGAATATAGATGTAGTTGTTATCAGAACTGGTAATCACGGAAGTGGCAATCGGATAATTCTTACTGTTCGCCTCAATCCACGCGCCTCTGTCCATTGTTCCGATTGACCACAACTGCTCAACATAATTATAAGTTACATAATTTGTTATATCTGTTTGGCCGGAGCCTATCGGATAAAACCAAGTAACCTCGTTATGATCGGCATTGGTAGAAGAAAAAACCTTATGGGACTGTGAAAGGTTCAAATTGCTAAATACATAATCAAGGACAGAACAAGGAATCGGTTGCACCGATCCTGTGTACGCATAAAAACCACCACGATCCATAAAGAAAACAGCCCCGCCTGCATTTATCGCTGCTTTCGGGCTAATCATAGAAAGCCCTTCATTAACAACACTAAACTGAAAAATGAACGGGGAACCAATAAATCGCATAGAATGGATGCCAGCGTCTGTCCAGATTAGTATTTCCTGTCTTGTTTTTAATGCCCCAATAATCTTAGAGCCTGTGCTGAGATTGACACCACCAGCCGTATTAATAGCTGTTGGAGTCCAATCAACCGCTGACTCTGAATCGCTCCATCTCACATGAAGCGGGTCAATAGTTGAAGAACCAATCGGATTTGATCCAAAACAAATAACGTGTTTATCCACATCGGACATCATTACCTGTAGGGCAACGGTAGGAGCATTGCTTGCTCCTGAAACAGCCGACAATGCGGTAGCTCTGCTTGACGTTCCTCCGCTTTCATCCCAATAAAAAACACCACCAGCGCGTATATTAAAAACTAAGTCATCCCCAAAAACATCCTGACTAAATAAACGCAACTGACCTGCAGCAGACAGACTGCTTGCACTACCAAAAGTGCTTGCGCCCCAAGTGTCCGACCCCCAGCCAACACCTTGAACAAAATTAGTTAAACCAGTATTAATCTGATACGCACCAACTACACTACTTCCGCCATTACCACTATCGGAGCTATTAGCAGTGACCGTATCTCCAGAAGTGTCTTTTGCAATAATCGTATAAGAGTTGGTATTTACTATGCTTGCAATTTGATATTCCTGATTTAGGACAGCAGCAATAACTACTCCACCTAAACTAGCTGCATCTGAAAAAGTAACAAAATCATTAACTACCGCGCCATGAGATGAGTCTGTTACTGTAATTGTCGATGAGCCATTGGTCGCTGCAAAAGTTACATCGCCAGCACTTGTTGTCGCTCTAATAGGCGTTATATCGTGGAAAGAAGTCCCTTCATTAATATAAAATTTAAGGTGCGTTCCAACGCCAATATAAGCAATGCCGTCTACAACTACCCAATCCTCTAAAGATCGGCATACTCCCAAAAAAGAATTATCACTGTATTTTTCCCAACCACCTATCTTTTCAGGTCTGCCCTTTCTAAATCGAACCTTATCAGCATCATACCAGCCAGCGTCGGCACTGTACTCAGTACCTTCTCTGTTAATACCCGGTTGAAACTGTAACTTCGTTAAGGCCATTTTTACCTCATAAAAAGCGATCTACTAATAGGAAGACTGGCTAAACCACGGGACATCAATGGATCAAATCGTTGGGATTGCATTTGCATCATTGCACGTTGAGGTTGCATAGCCATTAACTGTGGTTGGATCTGCTGTGGCAATGCTTCCCGTTGCGGATTTGCTATACCAGGAGCAACCATCTGATTAAATCCGGCTCCTATATCTGGATAGGATTGTTGTTGTGGAGCCTGTTCAAAACCAGGAGCGGCATAATTACCAGTCAATATATCCATGTTAGGGCGACCAACTGCATAATCATTTTGCGGAGGAAACTTTGCCTGCGCTAGTGGTGACGGTCCTCCAAAACCTCCTGGTGCTTGCATGTCTGCTAATGACATTCTGCTTCCGCCTTTATTTGGATTCATTTGTGGCGATCCCATCGGCACTCTAGGCATGGGTCTACCAAATCCGTTAAGAGGGCTATTTCGATATTGATCTGGCCCCTGTCCACCTAATCTTCCGCCTCTACTCATGTCAATATTCTCCTGTTCTTATCATCTCTGTTAATGTTTTAGCTCTGTTTCCGACCTGCCCAGACCATCTCGAGTCCATAAACTGATCGGCTGCTTCGTTCCAATCCCCAGAAGCCATGCCTGCAATCGCGTTCTTAAAGGCTCTGAGCCGTGTTTGTCCTAGGTTAAAACTAATATCAATCATTGCATCTTGACGAACTCTGTCAAGACCAGCAAACCAATCATATTCTGTGTCCAACTCTGCATAGACACGATCAATATCGTTCTGTAAAAGATAGTCTATCTCGTCTTCAGATAAGCCTATACCGCCTTCAGGGTCTATATTTCTTCCAACCCCTACAGTAATTTTAGATGCGCTACATTCATAAGCGTGTGTTTCTACACCCTCATGCAACTTCAGCATTTCAATCAGCTTTTCTTTCATCACTTTGCCTTTTCGACCCAAGCCTCATTCTCTTCTGTATCTGGATCATCAGGTATATATCTACCTTTTCCATCTCTAGCTCTAACTTGATCCTTTTTAAGGAGATGTTTAATTTCTTCTACAACCTCTTTATTACTTTGAGGAGGTGAAAAAAAACTAAGAATTTTCTTAAAAAAACTCATTTTTGCTTCGCCTTGCCAATATTTAATGCCAGTAAATCAATCAGCTTGTACAACTTGCCGATCCAGACATCATCTTTAGGTGTAGGTGTTGAAGCCGCAATAAGACTTGCAACCGTCACAATCAATGTAACTGTAGTTATTATTTGAAAAATTATTTCCATATTTCCTCCTAATTGACAATATCTTGTCGTGCGACTGTATTTTCGTTAAAACGATCCATATCCCACACGTTCAAATTAGCTGCGACTGTTCTTCTTTCGCCTGGACCTTCAAACGGATAGACCATGTGTTGAAGCCAACTAGGAAACATATACAGTTTTCCTACCTGTGGTTGCAAAGAAGTCGATTGCGGAGGACATAAACGCTCCACATCCATTAAAGAATTTTTTCCATATTGAAAACATAAGTAACCATCACAGGCTCCACTGGAGTTGTAAAGGCTATAATTCGGTGTTCCTGCTGTCGGTTGATTCAGTATTTGCTGTGGAACCTTCGTCCACGTTGTTACCGAAATACCCATAATGGTTTTAGTTCCATGATCGTGAATCGGGTTATAGTCTCTTTCAAAAGAATGAACCGACCAAAGCTCGTCCACTTCAACCTTTCTAGTTCCAGAAAGCATATTTCCGGTTTGTTGACCAAAATGTTTGAGATATTCAATACCAAGACCGCAAATTAAATCAGAAAACTCTTTTAACTCGGGAACATCATGGTTCATCGTCAACTGCTGTCCATGTTTAATCTGACCTACCAAAGTGCCTGCATGAGAGCGACGCTCTTTACTTGCAAGCAATTCATCAAGATACTGATTGAGATTAAGCACCATCTCTTGAGGCAGATCTGTTTCCAGCATAAATGCTGCTGGTAATGTCCAAATATTGACGTTTATATCAGCCATTAACTTGGAATCGTATAGTCGTTATCGGCAACAGGATCAGTCGGTGGGTTGGTAATCACGCTGTCTACCTGACTAGCAAATATCGCATCCCACCTGCTGATCGGACAAAGTGCTTCTAACTCACTTTTAGTCCAAGAACCTTTAGCTTTTTTGGTAAAAACTCTGTCACCAGAAATAGGGTCTACATTTTCTACTGTGGCATTAAAATTGCTGGTGTAATACGTTGCATCACCTTCTGAATCGTTCTCATACTGCATCTCTAAATCCCACTGTTCCACCTTGCTACTTTTTACATGTGGCACTGCCTTAATAAGCGTTTTCGTTACTGCCATCTTAATCTCCTTGACATTTGCATTTAGGCTGCGCTTTCAATTTGTCTACTTCAGCAGACAGTTCTTGTATGGCTTTAATCGCCATAGGCATCATATTTCCTTTTGCAACTTCTTGCGTTCCATCAGGGTCTTCTCTCCAAATGCCGTTGGCTTCCATTACATCTTTTGAATGCTTATCGACGGCGACTTTAATTTCTTGAGCAATAAAACCATGTTTTCTAGCTCCGTATTCTGTCCCCCTACAAGGAGAATCCGATCCTTCTTGGTATTGAGACATTTCTTCAGGTACATCTTTAGCTTTTTCCAGTTGAAAACCACAGGTCTTAAATCGTTTATAAAATCTAACCCTGCCGTTGAATCTACAATGTTTTCTTTCAATCTTTCATCAGAGGAAGCGGCCCAACTTGTATCGCTTCCATCCAATGATAAAGTAGCATTACCCGCAGTTACTCCTATTCTGACTGTGTTAGCTCCTCCTCCGCTTATATTGCTTCCTATAACTACTTCACCGTCTACATCAACTGCGCTCGGTGCTAAGTTATAACCAATAGCGGTATGCAGGTCACCTGTCGTTAAGTTATCGTGGCAAAGACTACCGATAATGGTATTTTGATCCCCTGTCGTTATCGCTTTTCCTGCATCTTTACCCACCCCTAAATTGTTCGTTCCCGTGGTGTTGTTCAATAGAGCAAAATATCCAACTGCGGTGTTATCGGATGCCTCAG